CAGTTATATTAATATTTGTAACATTGCCAGCAGGTTCAAATATATTAGTGCCATCAGAAGAATATAACTTCTTATCTGTAATATTGATGGCTAGCTCACCGATGCTGAGCGTAGTGGTATTTGGTTGCTTGCCTGCTACAGATGAGCGCTTAAGCTGAATAGTTGTATTTGCCATATGGCCCCTTCATTCTCCAGTATATACTGGATTAAAAAGTATCATCCTTCTTTTTAGAAGTCTTTTTTGTATTTATATTTAATTTTAGCTCTTCATTTTCTTTAAACAAAGATTGAAGTTCTTCATTCTGCCTATTGATTTCTCTCTTATATTGCTCAACACTATTTTCTAAAGCTATGGTTTGTTTCTTTGCTTCTTCACGTTGAACACTTATAGAACCAATCTCAGATTTCAACTTATCAGCTTCTACTTGTAGATTTGTTATTGTCTTAACAAGTGTTTCTTCTCTTTCAATATGCTGTTTATTTTTAATTGTCAAATCTTCGATACTAGTAGTAGCTTGATTCATGATTTCATTAGAGAAAGAAACATTCTTCTGAGATTCTTCAAATCTCAACTCTGATTCTTTTAATAAATTATTGAGGTTAATGATGGAGCTGTTAAGAATACTGACTTTAATTTCTAAGTCTATACTCTTTCTCAACAGCTCCATGATATGCTGTTCTTGCTTCTGTATAAATGCAAGCGTATATTGATCTTTATTCTCATCATTAATCATAATATAAATCCTTTAGTTTAGAATGAACCACCATCAAGTACGTCATAGATCAATGCAGTGCCATTTGACTGAAGCACATATCCTGCTGTTCCAAGAGACAACTTAGAAAGAGCATTACCTGTATTTGCTACTAGTAAGTCACCACTTGTATATGTATCAAATCCTGTACCACCATCAGTTGCAGAGAGTGCAGTAGTTAATGCTAAAGTATTTGCAGTAATAGCAACACTTACTGTAGAGTTTGATGTGATAGCAACATTTGTTGCATTTGATATTAATGCACCGGACTTTAGATAAGCTTCAATTGTACCTCTAGTATAACCAGTACCAGCAATATCAATAGTAGTTGTTGGAGCGTCTTGTAAACCATAGAACAGCTTAAAGATACCATCGTCAGAAGCGTCTCTGAAGAAACCAGCATGCTCGTGGCCACCACCACCTACTTGATAGTTTCCATAGAAACCAATATCAAGTAGATCGGTAGAAGTGTTATTTGTTGCAAGTTGAATGAGAGAGTCTTCAACAGCAAGAGTTGCAACGTTGATTGTTAATGCGTCACCAAGAACTACAAGGTTGCCAGAAACTTGAAGGTTTCCATCAAAGTAACCATCGACAGAATGGACGTTTGCTGCATGAATTTCATTCCAACGAAGTGTATTAGTACCTAAATTATAGGTTACGTTAGCGCTTGGTGTGATAGCTGTATTTACATATCCATTAATTGATACTAAGTCTGAAGTATTACTTCCGAGAATAGTATTTCCAGATACAGTTAAGTCTGTTACTGAAGCAGTCTGTACTGTAAGAACACCAGAAGAATCAGAAATGGTAACGTTACCAAGAACAAGCGTTGATCCAGAAAGATAAAGATCTTTCCATCTCATTGCAGATGTACCAAGATCGTATGTAACATTGGCTGCTGGTATTAAAGCTGTATTAATTCTACCATTAACAGAAACAATATCACTGCTGTTACTACCAATAATTGTATTTCCGTTGATAGTAATATCATTGAAAGTTACGTTATCAGATGTACCAACTGCCTGACCAATATGAACACCGGTAGCATTTACTGTTACACCTGTACCACTTTTAACGAACACACCGGAAGTATTTGTTGTAAGACCATCTTGACCATTTACAAACACACCAGATGAATTTGCAACTATACCATTATTTGCAACAACAGCGATAGTTGGTGTACCACCTTCTGCAGAAGATGAACCAGAAATACCAGCTCCAGCTGTAATAGTAGCAACGTAGTTGCCGGTCGTATCTGTACCAAGAGCAACTGAGTCTGCTGCGATTGTTGCTGTAAGTGTACCGTTTGCAAGGTCTGTAAGAGTTACAGAACCACTAAGATCACCAGCAAGAGTGATTGTCGGAGCTCTGTTAATTGTACCAGAAATAGTTACGTTTGAACTAAATACCGTATTTGTGCCTTGGAAAATATTATTTCCAGTATATGTGCCACTACGTGATAACGTATCTGACATCGCATTTGAATAAGC